TGAGCTGCTCGGCGAACGGCGTTTGCTTCTGCACGAAGTCAATCATCGATGGACGAATGACGGCCGAGGGATTCGCGGCCTTCAAAAAGGAATCGATGAGCAGTCCGTCCTCGGCGTTTGACGGCGTAGGATTCGACAGCACGTTGCGCGCGACGCGGAGCGCGCCGAGGGCAGTATCAAGCCCGCGCTCGTGGTTCTTCTTGTCCTTCTGCTGGACCAAGTCGTCAATCGCTTTGGGCGCATTCGGCGCGACGGATTCAACGGTGCGGACGGGACCAACGGCTCGCCCTTCCTTGGTCATCATCTGGCCCGTGACAGTTTTCTGGCCGGAGGGCAGGACCGTCGTCGTCTGGTGTTCAGTCGCGCTGAGCGACATCGCACGGGAGTGCTCGCGAGTTTCCTTGGCCTGGGTCGCGAGCAAAATGTTCTTGAGCGCGGCCGGGCGGTCAACCGTTCCGTCCGGGTTCGTGGGCAGCTCGTAGCCTTCGTGCGCGGCGACCTGGGCATGCACCTTGGCCACTTCTTCGTTGGAGCCGCCACTGAGCAGGTTGGTGTATTCCTGGCGGGCTTTCAACGCAGCGTTGCGTTGCAGGGCGGGAGACAGCTTGCGCTCGTCCAGCGCCTTTTGCGCCTGCAACTCGTGAATCAAGTCCTCCGCATCCCATGAATTGAGCAACTGATGCGTGGGCATCTTCGCATACTTCGCCCGGGCCTGTTCGTAGTAGGCCTTGTATTGCGGGTCGTTTCGGTCCACATGCGTCGTCGGCATAAAATTAGAAACCAGCTTCCACCGGATAAATCTCGCCCGTGCTTGGCGGGGCAATCGCGGACGGAATAGTGTTCCCGTATTGGTCCGTCGTGCCAGTGATTCCGCTCACCCCGCCCCCGGGGGGCGGTCCGAAGTTCGGACCACCGAGTCCACCGCCGGACGCTGCGGGCGTGACGGGTGCGCCAGAGCTGTCGCGCGGGAGGGATTCCTCTTCGGAGCTGTTGTTGTTGAACAAATTTCGGTCGCGGGATTCCTTGGTCCGCGCGTCTTTGTCCGCTTGGTCTTTCAGGGACTTTTGGCGTTTCTGTTCTTCCGTGTTTTGCTGCGTCTGCGCGCCACCAGCGGCTTGCGCGAGGTGCATGTTGTTAATCGCCTGCGTCAGCGACATCGCCGCAAAAGTTTTCGCGTCGGAATTAACTGGGACGATTGGAATGTCGAGGGCTGCCATATTACGCGGTTGCCTTCATCTGTTTGATTTGACGGACCAGCGCCTTCACACTGGCGAGCGCGACGCCAATCGCGTCCACGATGGGAATCGTTTTCGCGTCGCCCTGGCCGCTGCCAAAAAGCACATCCCAGTCCTGGGCCATGGGTCCGGTATGCCGGCCCGCCGGCACCCCCTCGATGTCCTTCTTGTATTCCCAGTTCGACACCGGGAGTTTGGACACCTTGTCGAGAATCTTGTCCTCGTCCACCGTCTCAATGTTTTCCTTGGCGTTCTTGTCGGAGAGCATTGACGTGAGGCCGGTCATGGCGCCTTGTGACGCTTGGCTGCCGCCACCGCCGCCCGTGCCGCCTGCGCCGCCGTAGGCTCCGCTTGCGGTTCCACCCCAGTTGCCGACCGACTGGTTCAACGCCGTGTCGCGGATGCGCGCGAATTCGAGCGCCTTCCACGAGTTCAAGTTGGCCTTCTGCATCGCGATGTCGCGCTGGGCCGTGCGGCCGGCGAGGTCGAGGTTCAGCGTCTCGCGACCGGTGAGGCCCGTGCCCGTGCCGGCTTCTGTCGAGTTCGCCAGCTGGAAAATGCCCGCGGCCCGGCCGAGGTTCGCCTGTTCGGACGACTGAATCGTCGGGAAAATCGAGCCGAGAATCTTCGCCCGGGACTCGGTCATCGCCTGCGCGGTGCCGGCCAGCTGAGACGCTTCCAGGTTGCGGGCCTGACGCAGCTTTTCGCCCGCGCTGCCGAGCACGTTCGAAACCACGCCGCCCACGGACCGTTCGCCCGGCTTGATGCCGGCCTGCGCGGATGCCCCCACGCCAGCGCGGACCAGCTCGGCCTGATATTCCGGCGGCAGGCTTCCACCCAGTTGGAGCAGGTCGTTCGCTTTCTGAATGACGGTGTCTTTGAGTTTCTTCAGCTCCGGGTTCTGCTCGATGTTCTCGTTGAAAAGCTGCCGCGCGACCTTGGTCGATTGGAGGGACGACGCGGGCGTCTGGGCCTGCGCGAGGAGGTCCTTGCGCGCCTGCTGCCCGGCGGCATACATCTCGGGCTCGTATTCCTTCTGAAGCGCGACCCGGCGGTCCAGGTAGCCCTTGTCGTATTGCTGGACGAGGTTGGTGATGCGCTCGATGTTGTAGTCCTGCGACAAGGCATCGCGCTGCGCGTTCAGGCCGTTCCGCTGCGCGGCGTAAGCCTCCTTCATCGCCTTCTCGTCGGTGAAGCGCTCGGCGATGGACGCCGCGGTTCCTAGAATTGCACCCATAAATTAAAGTCGTTTCCGAAAACCAAACTCAGCCAGTTCGTAGCCGCGTTTTTCAAAAATGCCTCGCCCGCCGTCTTTGTCCACTTCGAACATGTGCCCGTGGACAATGCTCGTGCAGCCGTGCAGCTGCGCATCCTTTTCCGCGTAGTCTAGCAAAGTCCGGCAGATGCCGCGACCGCGGGCTTCGGGCACCACGTAGAGAAACGTGATTGTAGCCGTTTGCTCGCCGTTGAACGTGTCCGGACAAAAACTCGTTCCCACGAGCCCTTCTGGCCCCGTGGGCTCGCCGACGAACCAGTTCGCCGCCGCTATCGTTCCACAATTCCGCGAGATGAGCGAAGACCAGAGGCGGGACAGTGTCCGCATGTCCAGCTGGCCGGGATACTTGACCTCGTCAAAATAGCGCTGGAACAGGGGGCGGAGCAGGTAAATCCCTTCCGGGATTATCCTCACCAAAGTCGTCACTTTTTCGGTTGCGGTCATCTACTATTAAGTGTTCCGAATCAGTCCTTTGTCAAGTGCCAAAGGAACACCGTCGGCTGGACCGTATTGTGGCCCGTCGCCGCCGCGGTGTAGCCCGGGGCCTTTTCCAAGGTAAACTGGCGGCTGGTCATCAGCTGGGTGCCGGTCGGGCCGAGGGTTACCCCCGTCTGGCTACCGTTCGGGGACGAGTGCCCCGTGCGGGCGGTCTGGCTGTTCGGGGGCGTCGGCACCGGGATGCCGGCGCTCTGGATTTCCGTGTCCGCGTCTTCCACCCGGAAGAAAACGATGTTGGCCTGCGTGCTGTTCAGGAGCGACGCGTGCCCAATCATGTGCGAGTGCTGCTCGATTTCGAGCGACGACAGGACGTGGTTCTCTTCGCCGAAGGTCTCGCCGGCCGCGCGCTGCGTGATGCCGGACTGCACGGACACCGCCGATTCCGGCGAGCTGCCGGAGTCTTTGGCGGCTTGCGCGATGGTTCGGCCGCGCTTGGACTCGTCGTTGTCGTAGAGCAGCGACCAGCCCGGGTTGCGGGTGAGGACGACCGTCAGCACGTCGCCGGTGACGGCCTTGACGTCGCCCGGGGACCCCGAGACGGTGCGCCACGCATTCCGTTCCCAATGAATCAGGCAGTTGATGTCCGTGTCGAAATACGTTTCGAGTTCAATGGGGTCCGACGGCCGGTTGGCCGTGGTGCCGTTGTTCGGGATGCTGGGGGCGGGTTCCCACGAGTTTCCGTCCCAGCCATACCAGCCCACGGGCCGGCTGCCGACAGAGCGGAACCAGATGAGCGGGTCGTTCGTGCCGGGCTGCCCGGGGTTGTTCGGCCCGATGAACGCGAACGCGCTGAGCGAGTCGGAGATGTCCAGCGGGACGTAGTGCCCCGTGTTGATGTCGAACACGTATAGCTTCGTGCCGTTTTTGAACCACGGACCGGAGTTGCTCGCGGGCTCCACGTCGCCGATGACGAAAAAGTTCGTGCCGACGGGGGACTGGATGTCCATCCGTTCGAGGATTGCCGCGAAATACTCCTGCGGCGTCCCTTCGAAGTCGGGCGGAATCTGCGACGCGACGATGACCAAATTGGTTTTTTGAAGTGGCATATTATTGCGGCCCGTGTTCGAGCGCCTTGACGCGGTCTTGCAAATCGAAAATCTGCGCCAGCAAAAGCTGGATGGGGTTTTCCAGGTAACGCGCCAGGGCGTCGCCATCACCGGCGTTCACGAGCGTTTCGAAGTCGGCAACGGCATCGGTCGAGACACGGAAGATGGTGCCGTCGCGGCGATGAAAATCTTTGCCGAAGGCCACCGCGAGCGCGTCCACCGCCTTTTTCGCGTCCTGGGGATTCGCGTGGTTGTTGCCGTGCCCAGGGTTCGGGGGCGGTCCGCCGGCCTTGGCGTTGCCGCTGTTGCCGGGGGCGGGAGTCGGAGACGGCGCGGGCGCGGGCGTTGGCGTCGGCGTCGGCGGGGTGTTCGCGTTGGGGTTAGCCATAAAATTAGAGGCAGGGCTCCACGACGACGTGCAGCGCGGTTGATGGATTCGACAGCCCGAAGTCGCCGAACGCGGCCACTTGGTAAAAGTATTCGCCGGGCGCGACCTCCGCCGTATAGACGGCGTCCTCGACCGATGCCGCGTAGAGGAACGGACCAGACACGCTGTCCGCGACATATACGTTGTATCCGAGTGCGCCCGCGAGCGGGGTCCATGTTAGCGTAATCACGCGGGGACATTCACTCACGACGGCAGCCAGTCCGACCGGGCCGTCAATCGCGACAATGGCGATGAACGCGGGAATCGAGCTGCTCGAACCACTGCCGCTTTCGGCGGGGCTGAGCTGACAGATTAACGGCGACCGGTAATTGATTCGCAATTCCCGGCGCGTGATTCCGCGCAATGAGTCGAACTGGGTCATAGTCCGGTTCCTGTGGAAATCATAATCGGCAGCGACAGCTCCAGCTGTCGCGATGCCCGACGCCGCGCAATGGCCCGCGCGATTTTGTCCGCGTCCTGCTGGCTGATGACGGACTCGCC